CTCGTTCAATCACGGACGCGGTTAACAAATATACTCGTGTTACAAATACATGGGATAAAACAATTAATGAACTCCGAAGAGTTTTTTAGATAATGGAGAAATAAATTATGCTGCCTAAAATTGATTTACCAATTTATGAAATGACCTTGCCGTCAACTAAACAAAAAATTAAATACAGACCTTTTACTGTTAAAGAGGAAAAAATACTTTTAGTCGCGGCAGAGTCTGAAGATGTAACACAACAAATTACAGCAATTAAACAGGTTGTATCGAATTGTTGTTTTGATGTTGACGCGACAAATTTGGCTATGTTTGATTTAGAATATTTACTGCTTGTTTTAAGAGCGCGATCTGTTGATAATGGTATCGTTTTTAATATTTTAGATCCTGACACAGAAGAAAAAGTTTCTCTTGAGTTAGACATTGATAATGTAAGACTTACTGAAAATAAAGAACATACTAATGAAGTAAAAATTAATGACGATTATATTTTATATTTAAAATACCCAACGATTGACGAATTTATTAAAATTACAACATTTGAAGCTGATGATCCGTTGGTAAGCTATTTTATTATGGTATCGTGTTTAGACAAAGTAGCGTCTAGCGATGAAGTATTTGAATTTAAAAATTATACAGACAAAGAAGTTAATCAATTTATGGAAGATGTTTCAGGTGATGTGGTAAAAGGTATTCAAAGATTCTTTGAAACTATGCCAAAGCTTAGACACGAAATGCCTTATAAAAATAACAAGGGTGATGATAAGACATTTGTAGTAGAAGGAATTAGAAGTTTTTTTTCCTAGCGCTGTGTCATATATCCTTGAAAGATTATTATAGGATAATATTTGCAATGGCGCAGCATCATAAATATTCTATAACTGAAATAGAAAATATGTTACCTTATGAAAGAGACTTATATTTTAGTATGTTAAGCGACTTTTTAGAAAAACAAAACGAGAACAAATAAATGGCTATATCAGAAGAAACCAAAGCAATCATAGAACGCTTAAAAGCAGAAGGTGATCTCATTAGAAAAGTTGATCCCAATTCTCTTAAATCTATGAATATCAAATTAGAAAAATTTGATGGATTGTTTACTTCTATCAATAATAATATTCAAATGCAAACGGAAGTGTTGCAGGCCCAGCTTGGAATTGCTCAAGATGCAATTGAAAAACAAAGAAGTAGTGAACAGTTTGATGAAATAGCCGGTGTAGAAAAACAAACTAAATCAGATAATACTGAAAAAGCTGCAAATGACGCTGCCGCGCAAAAAGAAACAGATGAGAAAATTGACAGTATAGCAGCTGCGATTTCAAAAGGGTTTTCTTTAAAGAATTTTGCAATGGGGGCTGCGGGATTATTTGTAGGGTATAATCTTCTCAAAGGGTTTGTAGATGAAAAAACTAATGGTGGTTGGACTGCCTTTGAAAGTAATCTCGGCAATATGGCAAAAGGATTAGGTGGAATTGATTTTTCAACTTTACCACAAACGTTTTCTAATTTGCAAGCTTCTTTAGATGGAATTGGAGCGTCGTTAGCAAGTCTTAAAAATACTTTAGACACAATTATGAGCATCGGTTGGTTAGATGTTGCGCAAGGGGTTCTTCAATCTATCGGACTTCTTACCGCGTATAATTTAACTATGAAAACAGCCTTAAGTCTTTTAGATCGGAAAGGCGTTGGCGGCGGTGTTGGTGGTAGAAGAGGATTTTTTAGAAGGCTCCTAGCTGGAGGTGTTACCGGAGAAGTTTTACGAAGAATATTTAAGGGAGATCCTGACTTAGATGCAGAAGTTAAAGCAAATCCAGCTAATCGTACTAATCCAGTAGATGATATGTCAGCAGAAGAGCGCGCTCGATTAAGAAGTTCGGATACAAACTTAAAAACTAGCTTTACACCAGACGGTGCTAACTACAACCCACCCACGCTCGAAGGCTCTGATCCTAAAATAAGAGTAGTTCAAATTGGGCCAGATAATTTTAGATACCAAGACATGGGTGCAGGTAATGCGTTCATTAGAGGTGATGTCGCTCGATCTAGATTAGCGGCAGCAGGTTTTGGTCGAGATGGACTTCCAACTATAGACAGAGCTAGTCCTAAAGTTTCATCCGTATATGACGGCCCGCGAAATTATGGTGCTAGACAAGGTGATGCTGGACTAGGCCGTGTACGTGCAGAAACAGGGAAATTAATATTAGCTGAAAAAAGAGGCATCATAGCTAGGATGGCCCGGAATAAAATTGGTAAAGTTATTCTTATGGGTGTTCCAATTGTTGGCGCGGTTGCAAGTCTTGGATATGCTATATGGAATTTTGCAAAAGGAGATTTTACATCAGCTGCGTTGCAAGTAGCTTCTATTCCTTTGCCAAGCGTTTCAGGAACTGCAATTGATATTGGTAGTGTTGCTACAGAAATTTTCTTTGCTGTTACAAACGAATCTTTTAATCCAAATAATGAAGGCCATGTTGTAATTATGGAAGGTATTGGGGAAGAATTACACCGAGCATATGAAGAGTGGATGGCCGATAAAGAAAGACAGGCGCGCGACACTTTTGATATGTTACCTGAGGACCAAAGAGCAGCAATTACTGCTGGACAGGAATATATAGCCGGCGGCGGTGTTGCTGGCATGAGAGAGGCCGGCGATGGTAATTTTGCAAATCAATCTTTAGGTCAAAATTACCATACAGGCGCAGATGTTCGATTATCTGATAGTCCGTATTTTAAAGGAAATTATGTAAGAAACTCAGCGGGAAGACTGATGTTTACTGATCGCAATGGTGTAGCATATGTGCAAGGTCAAAATGAACGCGATCGCCTGACCACAATCGAAACTATGGGTGATGGCTACGGAAGGCTCACAACTATACAACCTACGACTATTGCGCCTGTTAATCAAAACTTTACTATTACAGAAGGTAACAAAAACGTCTCGATGACTAATGTTGGAGGCGGCGGAGGTGGTGGCAGTGTTTCGCGCGAAATAGGATTAACAAGCGGTATTGCCGGAGCGCATTAAAAAAAGGGGACCCGAAGATCCCCTTTTCCTTAATCTTTATTTGAAACAAACGAGTACATTTCTGTAGCTTTTTTTGTAAGTTCCTCGACTGAATATAACTCAGTCATTTTTTGATATTCTTCAAATTGAATTTGTCCTAATTCAAACAGCTTAGCTGCGTAATGATGGTTAGTTTCATGGATTTGATCCATATACTCTTTAGCCATCTGCAACATATCTGCACGAATTTCAAAAGGGTTTTTACTCATTATTTCATTACCTTTGCTGCGGTTTCACCAGATGCATTCATAAAATCAGTCATAGATTTCATTGCCACTTTAGTAAAAGCTGTTTGAGCTTCAATAAAGGCATGTAGTGGTGCAGACAATTTTTCGTCTTTTACCAATGTGTCAACCATTGTTTTCTTTGTAGATTGAATATGGTCGATAAAGTAGTTAGTTGTAAAGTCGTTAAACATTTTAGTTCTCCTGTGTGTGTTAAAAGGGCGACAAAGGTTCATCCTCCACCTGCCCACTTTTTACTTGGACGATACCAATTTTTTTGGTTATGAATGCGTCCAAGTAATTCTTGTATCTCATGCATTTCAGCACGAGATTGTTCTGATGCATCACCTTGAGCAATAGCTAATCCTCTACGACCAGCCTTTGCCCTTAGCGCTTGTTCAATTATTTCTATATCTCTGACCGTCAAATCAAATTTTTTGTTGGGTTTCATAGTGATCTCGTTCCATAATAAGAGCGATAAACTTCAGCAAGTTCTTGTTGGTCAGTTGACTCTTGAACAACATAATCTTCTTTATCAACTTTTGCACCATCTGCGATTGCAATAGCATCCTCTAAACGTGATGCTAATGCAATAATTTCACCATCTTTTGATCTTATAATATGCATCAGTTTATTCTCCGTGTGTGAGTGTACTATTATTTTTATTAGGTATAATATTAATATATCACTAAATCAAGAAAAGTAAATAGGTCAAATTGTCACATAAAAGGGAGGGCGCGAACCCTCCCAGTGTTAATTAACCTTTTAGTAATTCAGGATCACTAGTATTAATTTCAATTTTACGAGGTTTCTTTTCTTCAGGAACTACATTTTCTAATTTAACTGTCAAAATTCCGTCTGAAAGGTCAGCACCTTCAACAACAATTGAATCCATTAAAGTAAATGTACGAACAAAGTTTCGTGCCGAAATACCTTTATGAATATAATGTGTTTCATAATCTTCGGTCTGGTTACCGATAACGCTTAGCTTACCATCTTCCAATGTGATTTCTAAATCTTCATATTTAAAACCAGCAATAGCTAATTGTAATTCATAGCTATTATCGTCTGTTTTAACAATGTTATATGGAGGGTAATTGCCTTGACCCGGCGTTTGTTCTTTAAGCCTATTCACCATTCGGTCAAAGCCGATGAAGAATGGATCGTTAAGCATAGATGTGTCTAGTCTACGTGTATTCATTTTGCTATCTCCTTTTATTAAGCAAGATTTAATAAGTGAGAACCCGAAGCGAACTCACCTACTATTTATTAACCAGTACTTCCAAAACCACCGTCTCGGTCAAGTTTTTTTTCTGGTTTTTCGTTTGATTCAGTAAGCTTA